AGGAGTTAACCGGATGGGCGACTATCACCACGGCGTGGAAGTTATCGAAATCAACGATGGCACCCGCACCATTTCCACCGTCTCGACGGCAATCATCGGTATGGTCTGTACGGCCAGCGATGCTGACGACAAGACATTTCCTTTAAACGAGCCCGTGCTCATTACCAACGTGCAAGCTGCGATTGCGAAAGCCGGTAAGGCGGGGACGCTGTCCGCTTCTCTGCAGGCGATCGCTGACCAGTGTAAACCGGTTGTCGTTGTTGTTCGCGTGGCTGAAGGCACCGCTGAAACCCCGGAAGAGGCGCGCAAACAGACCGTTTCCAACATCATCGGTACCACCGATGAAAACGGTAAATATACCGGCCTGAAGGCGCTTCTGACCGCGAAAACGGTAACCGGCGTTAAGCCACGTATTCTCGGCGTCCCGGGGCTGGATTCTCAGGAAGTGGCGACCGCACTGGCCGCGATGTGCCAGAGCCTGCGCGCGTTCGGCTATGTCAGCGCGTGGGGCTGTAAAACCATCTCTGACGCGATCGACTACCGCAAAAACTTCAGCCAGCGCGAGCTGATGGTTATTCACCCTGATTTTCTGGCATGGGATACCACCACGAACGCAACGACGACGGCCTGGGCGACCGCCCGTGCGCTTGGCCTGCGCGCCAAAATCGACCAGACCATCGGCTGGCATAAAACCCTGTCAAACGTTGGCGTCAACGGCGTTACGGGCGTAAGCGCCTCTGTCTCCTGGGATCTGCAGGAACAGGCTACCGATGCGAACCTGCTTAACCAGGCGGGCGTTACCACGCTGATTCGCAACGACGGCTTCAAATTCTGGGGTAACCGTACCTGCTCAGACGATCCGTTATTCGTCTTTGAAAACTACACCCGTACCGCGCAGGTGCTGGCCGATACCATGGCGGAAGCGCACGCGTGGGCGATGGATAAACCCATCACGCCAACGCTTATCCGCGACATCGTTTCTGGTATTAATGCCAAGTTCCGCGAGCTGAAAACCAACGGCTATATCGTCGACGGCTCCTGCTGGTATGACCCTGAGTCTAACGATGCATCAACCCTGAAAGCGGGGAAACTGTATATCGATTACGACTACACCCCTGTCCCGCCGCTGGAAAATCTGACCCTGCGCCAGCGCATCACCGATACCTATCTGGCAGACCTGTCAGATTCGGTTAATAGCTAAGGAGCTGCAGCATGGCGTTACCACGCAAACTTAAGTACCTGAATATGTTCAACGATGGCCTGAGCTATATGGGCGTTGTTGAGTCTGTCACCCTACCGAAGCTTACCCGCAAGCTGGAGAAGTATCGCGGCGGCGGTATGCCGGGCTCGGTCTCTGTCGACCTCGGCCTGGACGATGATGCCCTGGCGCTGGAGTGGACCGTTGGCGGTCTGCCGGACGCCGCGCTGTGGGCGCAGTATGCCTCTCCGGGCGCGGACAGCGTGCCGCTGCGCTTTACCGGCTCTTATCAGCGCGATGATACCGGCGAAATCTCCGCCGTCGAAATCGTCATGCGCGGCCGTCATAAAGAGTTCGATGGCGGTGAAAACAAGCAGGGCGAGAGCGGCACCACCAAGATGTCCACCGAGTGCGCGTACTACCAGCTGACCATTGATGGCAAAGAGATCATCGAGATCGACATCATCAACATGGTGCTGAAAGTCGACGGCGTCGATCGTCTGGCAGAACACCGTAAGGCCATCGGCCTGTAACCCTTTAACCGGCCGGGATTACCGGCCGGTGAGTAAACTTTCAGAAGAGTAACGAAATGGAAAATATCAACGAGACCGCCATGCACGAAAGTGAAAACCCACATATCGTCACGCTTGATAGCCCCGTTCAGCGCGGTGAGCAAAAAATTGAACAGGTGACGGTTTCTAAACCCAATGCGGGAACCCTGCGCGGGGTGTCGCTGGCGTCGCTGGCGCAATCCGACGTTGATGCGCTGATTAAGGTGCTGCCGCGAATGACCTCTCCGGCGCTGACCGAGCATGAGGTTGCGCGCCTGGATGCCTGCGATCTGCTCTCTTTTGCAGGTAAGGTGATCGGTTTTTTGTCACCGGCTTCGGCTCGCTGAAATTTCCCGAAAATCTGTCGGTCGACGATCTGATGGCGGATATCGCGGTGATCTTTCACTGGCCGCCGTCAGAACTGTACTCCCTTAGCGTGACCGAACTCCTCTTATGGCGCGAAAAAGCGCTGCAGCGAAGCGGAAACCACCATGAGTAATAATGTCAGTCTTCAGGAGCTGCTTAAGGCAGTCGACCGGGCAACCCGACCGCTTAATGCTCTCCAGAACGCCAGCGTCACTCTCGCAAGCGATATCCACGATTCGCAGACGGCGCTGGGGGCGCTTGATGAGCAGGCGGGGCGTATTAACGGCTTCAGGAAAGCAAATGCCCAGCTCTCCGTGACGGAGCAGTCGCTTGCACAGGCGAAACAACAGGCAGCGGCGCTGGCGGTGCAGCTTAAAAACACGCAAAACCCTACCCAGGCACAGGCTGATGCGCTGTCCGCAGCCCGAAAATCGGCGGCCGACCTTAAGCTTGAGTACAACAGCTTACGCTATTCGGTACAGCGCCAGCGCACTGAACTCGCCCAGGCGGGAGTCAACACGCGTACGCTCTCGTCTGATGAGCGTCGTTTACGAACTCACATCAGCGAAAAAACGCAGCAGCTTAACCGACAGCGGGATGCGCTGGCCCGCGTCAACCAGCAGCAGGAGCGGCTGAGTACCGTTCAGAATCGCTACGAGTCAGGCAAACGCGTTACCGCGCGGGTGCGCCAGCTTGCGAATGCGGGTGTGGGCATGGCCAAAGCGGGCTTTGACCAGACGTCCCGCTTTATGGCGCCAGGCATCAGCGTTGAAAAGCAGATGTCGGCCATTCAGGCAAACCTTGGCCTGGCGAAGGGGGATTCCCGGCTTGAGGCGATTCGCCAGCAGGCGCGGGAGGTCAGTGCCAGGACCGGAGTACCTGCAGATACGGTCCTTCGGGCACAAACCGAACTGACTCGTTCAGGCTATGACGCCGATGGGCTGCTTGCGGCCACCGCGCCAACGGTCAACCTCAGCCTGGCGGGGAATGTCGACGCGGCTAAAGCGGCCGATATGATCGCCAGCACGCAGGCCGCGTATAGCCTGGCCGATGCGGATGCGGGACGCATCGCAGATGTGCTTACCCGCGGTTTTACCTCTTCGAATACCAGCCTCGCTGAGATGGTGGCGGCCGTCACCTCTGCAGCGCCCGCTGCGGATGCCGCCGGTATGGGGCTTGAAGAGACCACCGCGCTGCTGGGCGTTCTGGCGGAAAAAGGGATGAAAGGCGCCGCCGCCGGGGACGCGCTCAGCGCGATGTTACGCCATGTTCAGTCTCCGGATGCCATAAAAGCCTCGGGGGCGCTGGCTTCCGCCGCGGGTGATGGATCGCTTGATGAAAAACGCCAGCAGTTGCAAGGGGCGAAGGGCAGTACCGCGCTCGCGGCTTCCGTGCAGACCGATAATCTTGACGGCGATATCAACCGACTCCAGGCCGCGTGGAACGGGTTGAAGATTGATGTATTTGATAAAGCGGATGGCGCTCTGCGTAACCTGATAACAACCGCAACCGGCTGGCTTGGCACGGCCTCCCTTTGGGTGAATGCCAACCCTGAGCTGACGCAGACCCTCGCCAGCGTAGTTGTCGGCGCGCAGGCATTTGCTGGCGTACTGGGTGGCGTTGGCACGGTTCTCGGCCCGGTTCTGACGGGCGTCAATATGGTTATCACCGCGGCCGGGATGTTAGGAACGGTATTCAGCGTGGTGGGCGGCGCCATCATGACGGTGCTGGGTGCCCTTAGCTGGCCGGTGATTGCCCTTGGCGCGGCGATTGCCGCCGGCGCCTTACTGATTTTCAAATACTGGGAGCCCATCAGCGCCTTCTTTGGCGGAGTGATGGAAGGGCTTTCAACGGCTTTCGCACCGCTGGGTGCGCTGTTCTCACCGGTGATGACGGTTTTTGACGCTATCTCGGAGAAGCTGGGCGGTATCTGGCAATGGTTCACCGACTTGATTACGCCGATCAAGGCGACGCAGGAAACGCTGGATGGCTGTAAAAACGCTGGCGTGATTTTTGGACAGGCGCTGGGTGATGCGTTAATGGCACCGCTTAATCTCTTTAACAGCCTGAGCGGCAAGGCCAGCTGGCTGCTGGAGAAACTCGGTCTTATCAAAAACGAGTCGGGTAATCTCGATGCCGCGGCGGAAAAAGCAGGCGCGACATCCTCTTCTGCGGGCAGTTCGTCCATTCCGGTGGCGGGGATCTCTGGCGTCGGCCTGGGGTATCAGCCAACCCTCGTGCCGGGAGGACGCTCTTACGTCGATCAGAGTAAAAGCGAATACAACATCACGCTGCAGGGGGGCACGGCTTCAGGAACGGATCTGACGCGTCAAATCCGGGAGACAATAGATAGCATTGAACAGGATAAAGCGAGACGGCAGCAAG